TGACTTTGGCTGTAAAATCGGTACGGGCAATACCAGAGGCTGACTGCTTAACAGCAGTGGGTGATTTGGTGATGATGATATGACTGGGTTGAGCAGTCCCATCAAACAGCAATGTGTTCGGATCGGCAATGAAGTAATTGTCCTTATCGACATACAACTTCAGATCCGTCAACTCAGTTCCCAGATGAAATGCTTCTTCAATCAAAGCAAGGCCTGGGTCGCCTATCAGAAAATCGCCAGAGACTGCAATCTCACCACCTTCAATCGTGGTCGCCGTTTGAATCTGATACTGATAGTTAAACAAGTTAGAGGGTTCAGTATTCCGAGTCTCCCCAGAATAACTCCATTCGGCCATACCTAAAATATTGGTAACGCCTTTTAAAATCTTACCTTTGTAACCAATGGAACGTGTCATGTTTAATCTCCTATACTTAAGGTCTATCGATTGTTAACATTACTCGAAACAGAATCAGGTACTCCCAGACTCCGTCAATCTTATTCTGAATGATATTCTCTTTATGCATCGCTACAAATGTGTAATCGTCAATCGTTAAAGTTGCAAAGTCAAATGCGGCTAGTAGTAACTTCAAGATAGCATCTAGCGTAACGGACGAGGATGATTTATGGTAGATCTTAAACTGCACCATACAGTTCTCAAGTGTATCTGTAAATGTCAGATCATCATGATGACTGACTAATTGAAAGACACCATAAGGATAAGCAGTCAGTTGTGGAGCCTCGGTATCCCACAAACCATATGTCAATGCCGCTTTGAGGGCAGCATTGGCATTGTACTGAGCTGCGATGGCTTTACTAAGCTGTTGCACCGAAGATCCTCCCAATTTCAGGCTTTGACATTTCAAGTGCAGGTACTAGTGAGGGTTTGGCTACAGAACCAGGGTGCAATACGATAGTACCATAAAACTTATCCTGGCTCTTATTATACATGACCTTTTTATCACGCACTCGAATCTCGTGTGGACCTGTCCCGGTTTCAACCCAGTATGCGTAAGGAACGGTATACCCGATACTGATGGATAGTGGATCACTTTTAGCGGTTGTTAAACTCTTAACCATCTCGCCAGATTTAGTAGCACACAGAAGTCGAGCTGCTTCCTTAACAACCTCAGCTGATTTTTCTAAACAGTACATGGCCTTAGAGTGAGCCATCTCGATGACTTCTAACGTATAGTCTGCCAAAATCGTTTTATCTAGTGCCACTACTCAATCAACTCCAATTGAATTTCCATATGCTTGATAGTCCCAAACAAGTCTCTTTCGTCATAGACGGCTACTATCTCATATGTGTGATTATCGCATGTGATACGATTTAACGCAGTGATGTTCTTGTGAGGACAGTATAAAACATGTGTCGACCTCTCAACTAACCGACTCGCCAAGATAAGCTCATTCCCACTGACAGGAGAGAGTCTGCCTCTAAATAAAGAGGTGATAGCTCCTACAACTGTGTCAACTGTTACGCTATCCCCTCCATGGGCTAATTCCTCAGTGGCTTCAAAATCAGCATCATTAGATAACTCAGCATATTCAATTAAAGCCGCTGTATAGTCAATTGAGACAACGACAGCGGTGTATCCATTAATGCTTCCTGTAATTAGATCAGCTACAGCAATCGTTCCAACCGATAGACCGATGTCAAACAATGCTCGGTACAAATTTGACCATGTCTCAGTTAAACCTCCTTGGCTATCTGAAACAGTTGTTCGAGTTAAGACTGAAATATCATCACAATAGTTAATCATTGTCAGGCCTCACTTTCATTAATATTTAAAGACTCAGATTATTATTAATGTCAGTTAGATTAATCACTTCTGCATTAACATATCCACCTACTGTGTCAGGTTTGAATTGATCTAACAGTTTAAGTAAAGAGTTAGGAAATGCGCCATAGGTTGTTTGATTACCACCCACTGTTGAAGAAATTGCGCCAATGGGATTCTCCATCGCATATTTGCATAGGCCAGCAATGGGGAAGATAACACCAATCGCTAAATCACTAATAGCAGATACTCCACAATAAGTGATAACAATACTTTCAATGATGGGAATAAGAATGGTTAGGACGGCGTCATACTCCGTCGATGTAATTTGTAAGATTGTTTTGATAGTGGCTAAGTCGACAACCGGAACAGGTAGTAATGAACTCTCTGATCCTGAACAGATGAACGCAAATGTCTTAGCAATAGCAATACCACCAACAGCAGAAACAACTCGGATGGTATATGTTTTATATCCTTCATAACCACCAGCGACTGAGATAGCAATACGTTCTGAGTAAAATCCAGTCGTATTAGCATCATCTAGTTTTGCCATTGTTCCCGAAACGATCTCAGCGCCTGTCTCGTCTTCATAAATCTTGTATGTAGGTAAAGCATCTGCATCAACAGGTGCGCCTGTTCCATCTTTAACTTGGATGGCAAATGTTAGATAGTTTCCTAAAATACCATAATTCGGACAAGGCATTTCTGTCTCCTATTCCATTGAGGGTTGACCAGCACTTGCACTAATAAGAAGTACGTCAGAACCAATAGTGTTTAATTTAGTATTAATAACAATTAGATCAGATGCAACTACAGCTGTATCGATTAGAGCTAGGTCTGACCCTATTGTGTCAACATTGGTGTCTACAATCAATAAATCAGATGCGATTGTATCTATAGCCGTATCGGCAATTAATAAATCTGAAATGACGGTATCAACATTAGTGTCAACTATTAATAAATCAGATAGGACACTATCTACAGCTGTATCGGTAATGATAAGATCTGAACCCACTGTGTCAAGATTAGTATCTATGATAAGTAAGTCAGATGCGATTGTGTCAACCACTGTGTCAACGATTATCAAATCTGATGCTATCGTATCAACCACTGTTTCTATAACTAATAAGTTTGAGGTAATAGCACTCGGGTCAATCAGTAATAAGTCTGAGGCTATAGCGTCTACAACGGTATCAACTAATATCAAGTCTGAACCAATTGTATCAGCTACTACCTTAGTTGAGTCAACAACAGCATCAGTAATAATGAGGTCTGATTTAATGGAGTCTACGACTGTATCTACAATCAATAGGTCTGATGCAACAGCATCAATAGCTGTGTCAGCGATTAGTAAATCTGAAATGACGGTATCAATATTAGTATCTACAATAATGAGATCTGACATGATTTGGTCAAGATCAGCAGCTACTGTTGATGGGTCAATGAGAACTAAGTCTGAGGCTATTGTATCAATAACCGTGTCAGTAATCAGCAAGTCAGAAGCAATCGTTTTCACTATGGTATCTACAACTAACAGATTTGAAGCATTGGCTAGTAAGTCAACAGCTGCATCTGTAATGATAAGGTCAGAAGCAATAGCATCAACCACTGTATCTACCAGAACTAAATCTGAAATTAGTTTGTCAACGTTGGTATCCACAATGATTAAATCTGACATAGTTGAATCTACGACTGTGTCAATAAGTATTAAGTCAGAAGCAATTGTCTTTACTATTGTGTCTACAACTAATAAGCTTGATGCATTAGCCAACAAGTCAACAGCTGAGTCCACAATTATCAAATCTGATGCAACAGTATCAATGACAGTATCAACAATTAATAAATCAGATGTAAGAGCATCAAGCTGATCTGATAATGTTTCTAATGTATCACCAGCTGTGCCAGCTTCAGCTAATCCTAACTGTCGGCCCTCCATCATATACAATTCACAAGCTGTGTCAGGCGTGAATGGTAAAGTTCTGCCCAAGATAACAACACCTGCATCTGTATGAGATAAGATCCAAGAATCAGCAAACCGATCATTGGTGACATCGTGAATTCTAACATGATGCCCCTGGAAGTAATTGGTAATAGCTGGTAAGCTAGCGCATGTAAATGAAGTTGATGTGTCAGCGGCTGTAATAACATATTCCTCTATGGCGCTTAGGGATGCTCTAAAGCCCAATGAGTTATGATTAGTGTGCTCACTTACATCATGTGAAACAACTGCTTGTGCAATTGCTTCAGCCGTTAGGCCCGCTGCCTCAACTGCGACTGAGTTAACACCCACATAGTTCAGATACAAATCATCTCCTACTGTGACACTTGATGAAGTAAATCTTATTTTGACTTC